CAATGGCGCAACTCTCCATATCCACGGCTAAGGCATCGGGAAAATCGTTAAGAATGCGTCTGCGGACGCTTTCTTCTTCCACAAAAGTATCTCCACTGACAATGAGACCAGCCCAACCGCTTTCTATTGATGACATGGCGATGTCCGCAAGGCATTTGTCGGTCTCAAAGGTTGCAGGCATACCTTGCACTTGACCTTTCGCAAACTCCTTGCCACAATATACATCGTGGTAAGCGCAGCTTCGGGCAATCACCACATCAAGCGGCTTTTCGTAATCGAGCAACGCTCCTGCAACGCCTGTGGATATTATTACGGTGGGGCTGAACGAATGGATGAGCCGCATTGCGCCCATCGCCGCATTCACCTTGCCTATTCCACATTTCTGCAATATGACAGGCACACCGTTAATCTCACCTTCCGCTCGTCTATATCCATCGCTTTCGCTCTCGGATGGATTAAGGAGCATCGGCTTCAGTAAGTTGAACTCCTTATCCATTGCGACTATTATTCCTATTCTCTCCATAGCCGCTTATTCTCCAAAGAAAGACTTGCGTATCAAGTCCACGCTGTCAAGGGCTTCCCATGTGAACAATCCAACGCCTCTCGTCTCTCCCTCTATGGTCTTGTTTGCAGAAATGCAGTTCCGTCCGAAATGACCGTATGCGGCTGTCTCAAGATAAATAGGATTACGCAAGTCCAGCTTCTTCTCAATGGCTTTTGACCGCAAATCAAAGAGCTGTGGAATGCGTTCTGCTATCTCCGCATCGGACAGAACCTTTGCCGTTCCGTCAGTTTGAACGTTCACGCTTACAGGCTCTGACATACCGATAGCATAGCTTATCTGTACGAGCATTTCGTCTGCCACGCCTGCGGCTACCATATTCTTGGCGATATAACGAGCCATGTACGCTGCCGAGCGGTCAACTTTCGATGGGTCTTTGCCGCTGAACGCCCCACCTCCATGTGCGCCTTTGCCGCCATAGGTGTCAACTATAATCTTACGCCCTGTAAGCCCCGTGTCGCCGTGAGGCCCGCCTATGACGAACTTTCCCGTGGGATTAACATAATATTTGATGCTGTCATTGAACAAAGCCTGCACTTCATAAGAATGCATCATGCTCTTCACCTGTGGCACGAGGATGTTTATGACATCGCTCTTTATCTGCTCCTGCATCGCCGCATCACCGCCGAACTCATCATGTTGCGTCGATATGACAATCGTGTCTATCCGGCATGGTTTGCCGAATTCATCGTACTCAACTGTCACTTGGCTCTTGGAATCAGGACGCAGGTATCGCATGACTTTCCCCTCCTTGCGTATCTTTGCAAGTTCGTGTACGAACAAGTTGGCGAGATAGATGGGCAGAGGCATATAACTGTCCGTCTCGTTGGTGGCATAGCCGAACATCATGCCTTGGTCGCCAGCACCCTGCTCCTCGCCCTTGTCAACACCCCTGCGGATGTCTGCGCTCTGCTCATGCATGAGGTTGATTATGCCGCAGCTCTCGCCGTCAAACTTGTATTCAGGCTTATTGTAGCCAATCCTGCCGATTGTCTCTCTGACCACCGAGCAGACATCAACGGCGGCAGACGATTTCACCTCGCCGGCCACAATGACTTGCCCTGTCGTAACCAATGTCTCACAAGCCACTTTTGAGTTCGGGTCTTTGGCGAGATAGGCATCAAGGATGGCATCGCTTATTTGATCTGCCACCTTGTCGGGGTGTCCTTCCGAGACAGCCTCCGATGTAAAAAAACTGTGATTTCGCATATGTTAAGTTATTTGTTGTCTTTGTCTTCCTCCTTGCCTTCCTCTTTTTTCAAATCGCTCAGGTCAATATCCCAATGCCGCTCCGTCTTGTCTATGAGCAGGCAGCGCAGCACTTTCCACAGACGGCTGTCCTCCTCATTCTCTCTGCAAGAAGCCTCGTTCTCGAAGATGCTCAACACCTGCTCGAAAGCTATCGCCCCTGCGACCACATAGCTAAGGGGTATGCTGACATGGATGAATATCCAATGCTCCACGATGTATGACAGGACGATAAGCCACAGCCTTTTGGGGATTGTGACCTTTATGACCTTGCTGAAAGCGAAGCTCGTGAACTTGGCTTTGCGCCTCTTCACTTTGTCGGGATAACGCTTGTGAACCCTTTTGTCAAGTTGGAAAGCGCTCCATGCGTCGCTTACGATAAGGATTACAACTACCACAATCAAGGGGAATGTCGGCTTAAACTCTGCGACAAACCATCCAAATATTCCTCCTAAAGAGGCCCATACGACTTTCCAGTTCAACAAGTTCTCCATTGGCTTTTTCCACAAAGGTACAGAGTTTTTCCAGCACAGCCTTTTTACCCTCGGCGTAACTAAATGAACTGGGAAGTGCATATCTTTCTTCTCACTTGATTTCTTTCGTTCCAGTGTGTCCGAAACCGCCACCCCTGTCATAGCCCGTAAGCTCGTCAACAAACGCGAATTCCTTTGGATGAAGGACGCGATAGAACGTCAGCTGGGCTATACGAGTGCCTTTCTTGATGACAAACGCCACATCATTGTTCTTGATGATTACGTTCACCATACCCTTGTATCCTGGGTCTATCTTTCCGTTGATGACATCCGCGTCAAAACGCAGCAGCCCACTCTCTGAAGTCTCCCATGGCAACCAGCCCCATTTCAGAACCCATTTTGTCCGAGTGCCGAAACCTTCAATCCCCTTAGCGGAAAAACCACTCCGAGGCTCTATTTTGCCTTCTACATTATGCGGCAACTCTATGGCGAAATTCAAAGGGACCAGAGTGCGGCTCTTTGCGGGTATCTTGGTGTCTTCAGGCACATACAGGTCATAACCGATGCTTCCTTTCGTGGCTCTTACAGGAGCTTTAAACTTGCCCAACGCCTTTACACTGATGAGCGGATTCCAATCAAATGATGAATGTTTCATATTTTTCCTTTGTTACAATATTATCGTCTCGCTTTCTCTACGGCGGCTATATGCGAAAAAACATCGCTCCGTCCGGTCTTATGCGTTTTTTTATTTCGCACCATTGTATGCGGTAATAGTCATCACCCTTCCTGTTGCGCTTCAGGCACTCTCATAACCACGACTCTGCGCACAGCCAAAGAGATGGTGGCTTCAAGGACTTTCCTCACACCAGAAGATAGCATTGAACTCCTATTCTGCAGCTTTGGCATTTCCCTCACGATGAAGTCTTTCGTAAAATTGCCGCCGTCAACCAAGGTCAGCAATGGTGATGACTTTAGACGCATGCCTTTTTCGCTGGACTCTGCTCTTTCCTTACGCACTTTCTCCTTTATCTCCGAGATTGTCAAGGACAGAGCCTTCTCAAACTCACCGCCAGTCAATTTTAGTTTGCTTTCACTCATGATAAGCTCCTTCCTTTTGTGATGCCCGACTTTTCGCTATGGACTTCATTGCTTTCAGCATCTCGTTCTGTGTGTCAGCAATAGCTGCCACGATTATCTGCGGGATGTAGTTCGGCGTAGTGTTGAGAAACTTCTTGAAGTCTTTCATTGAGCCTCCCTCTGCTTTTACTTTCTCTTCTGCTGCGGCAAATATGCGCACCAATGTCTCTGTACTTTCTTTTTCCGTCATATTCTATATTTTTATTTGACTTTTAGTATCTTGTACCACTCTACATCAGGTTCTTCCAATCCATAGAAAGCCTTTAACTCCGTTCGGGTTCTATTTCCATGATAGATGCTTTCTATTGGCTTGTCAAGAGATTTCTCTTTGACTATGACCTTCCATGTTGCTTGCACCATCTGCTTCAAGGTTTTTGTGATTTGTATTCGTCCCACACGGCTGCCAATACTTTTGCCGACACAACCGTAAACGTCAAAGCCATAAGAAACCCGACAACGGATTTCCAGAAAAGCACACTTGCCACAAGCTGGACGGTAGAAATCAAAAAAATCAACCCTATCAGTGCTATTTGCTCCATGCCTTCGGACGCTTCGCAAAAGACACACCACTTGTGCCATAACTTGTGGATATACCGTTTCCCCATTGCCATTCCCTCCTTATGATAGTTTGAAATAATGAACTGTCGTTCCGTTGCCGTCTCTCATGTCAGATATGAAATCTGCCTTTCTTGTTAAATCATCATACAATTCCGCATCATCAGAGCAGACGAAGAGCAGCGCATACTTGTATTGTGGGTCAAAGGTGAAGTCAATGGCTTTATATACGTGGCATGCGCCAACAAGGCTCTTGGTAAAAGACCTTGCGTCTGTGAAGCCTTTGCCATCGTGTACTTGGACTTGTGTGTTGTCGAAGCCTTCTTTGAGAATCGCTTCAAGAAATTCTGTCGCTTTCATTATTTTTTTTAGAGTTTTTGAATTAGTGTATTATCTTATTTGCTGTTACAAAGATAGCAATATTTTATCATTCCTGCAAGCATTTAAGAAGAAAAATTTGTCTCATACGCATATTTTTTGTGTTTTTGATAATGCGTATCCCTTGCTTTCACACTTGAGCCACCACATTGGCGCATCTTTCCATCTGCCATCTTTTTACGTGGCTCACAATTTTTGGCTTTCTGAAATCTGATAAGTTTTTTGGCGTTTTTGTTGAAAATACGTAAATTTGTGGCCTGTTCAGAAAGTAGTAAACGCAAAAGGGAACAAAATATTATGACAGCGATAGTAGCCGTATTGAATAAACATGCAGTGTCTATAGCAGCGGACAGTGCTGTTACAATGGGCA